GGCAAGGATTCGTTGGTACTCTAGAGCTACCATTTTATCAGCAATCACAACATCGTCTCCTAAAACTAGATACGCCATAAACCAAACTACAGAGGCCGCGGAAATACCGCTGTTCATTAGAACATTATAGGCCGCAAACTGTACAAGGCAATGGTGGATCAAAGCGAGAGAAGACCACGATGACAAGGCACCCATCGGCTGCCCTGTCGTGTACCTCACAAACTGATCCGTCTTCAAAGGCGCGAGAAGACCTCTTAAACCACCCAATACTACAGCTTGTAGTCTTGTTTGGTATGGAGTATCTTCTCGAAGCTCTGCCGGTTTCAGGAATGCTCGGTCGACGAGTAACGCTCTCCACAACTGGACCAACGAGTATCCGAAGATTGGTTCAAGCAGCTTTATATACAAGCCCATGGGTATGGTGTCAGTAGCATTTCGGAGATCCAAGGAGTAAACTACCTTGTATCCCTTAGATGCAAATTCTTTTACTTTTCCCTCCTGATCAAAAGTAGCATCAGTTGGGATTAGCTTAAGAATACTGAACATCCAGTCATGGACAGGTTTTAGTACAGCTTGAGTCCAGTAATCAACGATGGCTACCACTCTCACCTTACCTGCAGGCTCGTAAAGAGCATGCAGGCGGCCGAGGAGTAGTTCAGTCAACTGAACAGGTACCCATTTTCTAATAGTACCATCTGATCTGAAAACCGGCTTTGCCGCTATCAGACCAGTGAACTGTAGAAGTGGAACCATCTTTGATATCTTCCGGAACTCGACCAGGAGATCCTTTTGACCTGTGGCAGTCAGCCACTCCCTTATCCAGTTTACGGGTTGCAGTGTCCATGCATAAGCATCGAGACCGCTCCCCAGTACACTGTTAGGGTGGTTAGGCCCAGCCTTCGAGGTCCAAAAGAGATCCCTTATCACGAACGACGGTTTAAGGTTAGCACCCATAGATCCAAGAAGCCTCCAGTATTTTGATATACGCAGAGAACTTCCCGATATATGGGCTTTGCTCAAGATCCGGATGTGGCTGGGTTATCGCCCCTAAAGGCGGTAACCCGTACGCACCCTCAAAACCTTTGTAGGAATTGAGGATGGTACACCACACCCGAATAATGGCTAAAGCTTTACCCCTTATCGCCGATCGTGCGTACAAGGGAAGGATTGCAGGTAACCCGTTTCGCAAAGCGATACGGATACCAAGATCCTGAGTGGACTCTACTCGTATTCCTCCGAGATAACTGTTCACCACGAAGAGTGAAATCTTCATGCGAGCAATCATCGTCGTAAGGCCTTGCGTCATAATGAGACGTTTGAGAGAGTGACCGAACGAATTTCGTTCGTGTACATGCACAGTGGTCGGTAAGGAACCTCTGGCCATGAAATGGACTTTATTGTACCATATTCGTAACCAGTTCAACAGGTTTCCCTGATGAATCTTGATCATTAACTCCTCAGAACCTTTCTCTCTCCAGACTGGATTAGCAAAAGGACTATGGAACAGGTATCTCACCTGTTTTCTAGCTCTTCTTGCTTTTGC